GGATTATTATTGCACCTTGCCCGAGCTAGCACGTCTTACCTATCGGGAGCATAGAGAGGCTGATGGTCGTTTTCTGCGCATTGACTGCGCTCGGGCAAAGGCATTTATTCGGACGGATACGATAGGAACGGAGCCATAGAAAATTATATACCGTGGTGGGGTGCCTCTTGAGGTAGAAAGGAGAGGAGCATGGAACACAATTTTGCAGAGGCATTGAAAAAGATTCTCAGGTACGAAGGGGGGTATGTCGATCATCCTGCTGATCCTGGAGGCGCGACAAATAAGGGGATTACACTGCGCACCTTTCGACGTGCCTGTGGGCGTACTCGGACAAAAGACGATCTGAGAAACATCTCACCGGGAGCCGTTGCCCGTATCTATCGTAAACGATACTGGGAGGTGTGTGCTTGTGACCGCTTGCCGACCGGGATTGATCTGATTGTTTTTGATCAGGCCGTTAATTCTGGGCCTGGAAGATCTGCCCGTTGGCTGCAAAAAGTGCTGGGTGCTACGCAGGATGGAAAAATTGGGCCGCGTACCCACGGGCACGCGCCTCGGACGTAGTCACGTCCATGTGTGAGGAGCGACTTGATTTTCTTAAGCGAGCGCGGCAGGGTACGCTCTGGCCGGTTTTCGGGCGGGGGTGGTCTACTCGCATCCGCGCCGTCAGAAAAGCAGCTATGACCTGGATCTCGTAGAGTGAAAGAGAATATTAAGCGTAACCTCTGGCAGCTCTGCAATTACATCCACTAGTGACGTTATCCTGATCAACCAAAATAGATCGTCCTGCCCCATAAGCGCGCAAAGAGTGGCCCAACATGCCTCGCCCGCGCTCGGTGCCGAGGTTGGCATTCTTTGGATCAGGTATGTCATCTGTGACGCGCGCCATGGACACCGCCCCCCTTTCGGTACAGCTGCAGACGACACCGGCCTGAGCAGGTATGCCGATTCTTATTTTTAGCCCAAAACAGCTCCGTACACCAGGCACACTGATGCACGGTCTCTACGATGGTCACCGTCACTTGACGTGTCCGCTTTTCTCCTAGAACAGAAGGTTTCTCATCCATACGGTGAAAATAGCCTTAAAATCAGTGCCAGTCAACAAAAAAAGAGTTTCTGTAACAAAAAAAAGAGTTCTGTAACAAAAAAAAGCTTGACATTGGGAAAAGAATCGGCTAATATTGTTTCAGAGGGTAGGAAAAAGAAAACAAACCAAGGAGAAACACATGCACACGAAAGCACATGCCGGACACGATTCTAGCGACTTCGAGACCACAGGCAAAATCGTTGAGATGTTGACCACTGAGTCATTCGGACGGGGCAGCGTGATATGGACACGCGCATACGATCCAGACGATGAAGTCGACTTCGACGCCATGATAGACGAGCGAGCGGCCTTTGCTAAGCGAAATGCCTTGAAAATAGTCCTTTTGTAAAGGAGATCACAATGACGAAAAAATACGCCCAGGAAATAACAGCCATCTACGCGGATGACCGAGGCACCGCCCGAGAAATCGGTAGTCAGTGGCTCTACTCCACAGACCTCACACACGCCCGCATCAAAACTGTCTAGGCGACTCACTCAGCCCCCTCATAGAGGGGGCTGGCCTGAGTCACCCTCTAACTAAGAAAAGGAGAAACCCCATGATGAAACGACACGAAGGCAAAATAAAATTGACTGACGGCTTTATCCCAGGAAAGAAGGCCCCCAGGTCACGAAGCAAGCGTGCTAATCTATTTGAAAAAATCACTGTCACAAACAGTTTCCATGGCACGTCTTGTACTATCAAGACGCTTGTATCTGGACCAGATTTACTCGTCACTGAGTCCCAGGCCAAGAAAACCCACGACCAACTTTGTGGTAGTGAAACATGCCTCTGTGGCAACAGCCTCGGCCAGTTTCCTGTCCCCACAAATGTCACTCCGACCGCAGGCGGCTATCTGATCCGAAAATAATTCATTCAGTCTGTCCACTGGGCAGGCTGGCCTGAGTTAACCTCTAACTAAAAAAAGGAGAAACACCATGAAAGTCCCGTCTTTTTCCCCACGGCAAAAAAAGCAAGGCATCGAAAATTGGTATCGCATTATACAACCTCCTCTCCCTAACGCCCCGTGGTTCCTCGCTGCCTGCACCCAGGGGGAGGACAAGCCCCACCAGGCAGGGACCTTTTCTACCTACAAAGAGGCGCGCTCGTACGCTCAAGAATTATATCCTCAGCATACGGATTTGACGTGATGACGTATTCCTATTCCTATCAGTCTTTTTTAGAGGCCAAGAGACACCAGAATACAGGCGATGGTTTTGTTCCTATTTCACTCTCTTCTGACCTAAAGGATTTTCAGCGACTCCTGACAGAGTGGGCAATCAGACAAGGGAGAGGGGCAATTTTTGCAAACACCGGATTAGGCAAAACAGTGATGCAACTGGTATGGGCAGAAAATGTGGTTGCCTATACCAATCGGCCGGTACTCATACTCGCTCCTTTGGCCGTATGCCCGCAGACCGTACAAGAAGGGGAAAAATTTGGTATAGAGTGCCATCATAGTAGAGATGGCACGATCAAGCCGGGAATCAATCTCGCAAATTATGAGAAGCTTCATCATTTCCAGGCGGACGATTTTTCTGGTTTGGTGTGTGATGAGTCGGCGATATTAAAAAGCTTTGACGGCATAAGACGTGCAGCGATTACCGAGTTTATGCGACGGTTGCCGTATCGACTCCTCTGTACCGCTACCCCCTCCCCTAACGATTATGTCGAGCTGGGAACAAGCAGTGAGGCACTTGGGCATCTAGGCCATATGGACATGCTCACTCGATTCTTTAAAAACAAACAAAATACGATTGATACAAAAGGTCATTATCGCGGACATGCTGCGCCGCGTATGTTTGAGGGGCAACAGTGGCGCTTTAAGGGACACGCAGAAGAACCTTTTTGGCGATGGGTGTGTTCGTGGGCGCGTGCCGTTCGGTCCCCATCTGACATGGGATGTGAAGATTCAGAGTTTCTTTTGCCTCCTTTAAAAGAACAACAACACATGGTCATAAACCGGAAACAGCGGGATGGCATGTTGTTTACACTGCCTTCTGTTGGGCTTCGGGAGCAACGCGAAGAACGCCGCCTGACTATATCGGAACGATGTGAAAAAGCCGCTGATTTGGTCAATGATGGAAAGACGGCTGTGGTCTGGTGTCATTTGAATGCTGAAGGAGACTTATTAGAAAAACTCATTACTGATGCCATTCAGATCAGCGGGAAAGATAAGGACGAAATGAAAGAGGAGAAATTTGATGCGTTTCGGACGGAACAGGCGCGGGTTCTTGTCATCAAGCCAAAAATTGGTGCTTGGGGACTCAACTGGCAGCACTGCGCTCATGTCGTGACATTTCCCAGTCATTCCTTTGAACAATATTATCAGTCCATTCGCCGCTGTTGGCGGTATGGGCAGACACAATCTGTGACGGTGGATATCGTGACGACAGAAGGAGAACGTGATGTTCTCCAGAATTTGCAGCGGAAGCAGGGAGCAGCTGATCGCATGTTTGCGTCTTTAGTGGACAATATGAGTCACGAACTGATTATTGAACCTGTCTCATCTTTTACCGTCCCAGAGGAGAATCCATCATGGCTGTCATAGAACAAAAAATCACGGATCGGTATGCCATTTATAATGGGGACTGCTGCGAGGTCATGCCGACGTTACCAGCAGAAAGCATCCATCTATCTGTCTATAGTCCGCCTTTTGCAGGACTATATCACTACTCTTCGTCTGATCGAGACCTGTCCAATGCCCGGAGTTACGAGGAATTTTTTGAGCACTATGCTTTTGTGGTGCAAGAATTATATCGGTTGACAATGCCCGGACGTATTACGGCGGTCCATTGTATGGACGTGCCTTCTGGGAACTCGGGATGCGACCATTTGGTGGACTTCCCCGGAGATGTGATTCGATTGCATGAGAAAATCGGGTTTCAGTACACAGGTCGGTATGCCATCTGGAAAGAGCCGTTGGCCGTGCGCAATCGAACCATGGCGAAGAACCTGGCCCATAAGACCATTGTGGATGATTCCTCGCGGTGTAGCGTGGCGTCCGCAGATTATCTGTGTGTGTTTCGACGGAAGGGAAAGAATCCTATTCCGATTAGTCATCCCGAGGGGCTGACTGAATATGCGGGAGAACGACAACCTCCGTCGTCTGTTCTGGAGTATCGTGGATGGACAGGAAATCAAATTGAAAACAAGTTCTCACATTGGATTTGGAGACAGTATGCGTCCGCGTTCTGGGATGATGTACGGCTGCATCGAGTACTTCCGTATAAGGCATCCAAGGAGGAGGAAGATGAAAAGCATGTCCATCCTCTGCAACTGGATGTAATCGATCGTTGTCTGACGCTGTGGTCGAATCCTGGCGAGATTGTGTTGACTCCTTTTATGGGGGTAGGGTCAGAGGTCTATTCTGCTGTATCACAGCAACGTCGATCGGTGGGAGTTGAATTAAAACCGACGTATTATCGACAATCCTGTCAGAACTTGGCGTTATTGCACTCCCAACAGACGGAAGTTCTACCCAGTGGACAGCTACTGTTTTCTGATCTGAATACAGAGGAAGATGTGGCATGATTGATCTACGTCAAATACAAGCGGACCATAAAAAATGGCAAGATCAAAACTTTCCAGGGTGGGAGCCGTGGGAGTGTTTGGTTGGTGCTCAGGAAGAACTCGGAGAGCTATGCCACGCATTTCTGAAAGGGCATCAAGGGATACGGGGAAAAAATTTAGATGATGAGGTGTTCCCAGATGAGGCGCGGGACGCGATCGGCGACACCATCGTTTTTCTGATGGGGTTGTGTAATGCATATGGATGGGACCTGGAAAATATTCTTGAAACGACGTGGCAGGACGTGTCACAAAGAAGATGGAGGTGATATGCAGCGACCGTCTCCTTTCTTTGTGTGTGGGCATCCGAAGGTAGAAGAAAACATATTCTGGAGGTTATCTCGTGTTCGATTCACACGAGAATGTCGGATCTGTCGCCGGAGACGAAAATCTCAAGATAAGCGTGTAAAAAAACACTGGCGTATTGAATTTTGTGAGTTATTGCGCGACATTGAGGGTCTGATGAAAAGGAGTTCAGCGTGAATATTACAAAAGACAACACTCGATACACATATACTGGGGGCAGCGTTCCGTTTGGTGTCCCCATCCCCTTGTTTGAAGGCTGACATGATGCACGCTATTTATGTGGTGAGCACGTTTCGGGTATTCTCTTTCTCTTCCTCAGAACGGAACGCTAATAGCGTGCATCATACCAGCCTTCAAATGAAGACGACATGTGTGAAATAATTTCTTTTGTTAGGATTAAATAATGCGTCCGGACAATATTGCGCTGTCAAAAATCCAAGTACTGACTAACAATGCCAAGTTGCACGATATAGATTTGATACAGTCTTCGGTGGAGCGTTTTGGATTCATTGAGCGGATTGTGGTCAACGAAATTACGGGCCATGTATTATCTGGTCACGGCCGTGCGGATTCCTTACGGACCCGATTTGAACAAGGATTGTCCCCGCCAGAAGGGATCACCGTCTCCAAAAAAGAATGGTTGGTGCCTGTTGATTATGTTCAGATTCCGGAAGCAGAAGAAGAAGAAGCGGCGCTTGTGTTGAACCGCGCCGTTGAAAAAGGCGGGTGGAACGACGCTGTTCTGAGCGAGACCCTACAGGGACTTGCTATGGATGACAGTTTGGATGGGTTGGGGTGGGATATGCAGGAAGTGGATCGTCTTGTCCAAAATTTGGAGGGGGAACGGATCGTTTCTGAGGTGGCAGACCGAAAGGCAGCCGAAGAAAAAGAGGCCGTTGTCCACGCGCCCGAGGATGACCCCGAAGCAATTAGTAGCATTCATGCTTTCCGAAGTGATGTAATGTTTCCAGGTACCAATCCCTGGGATATTCCTGATATACGTGCAGATCGTCTCAGTTCTTTAACACCCCATCTTATTTGGGCCAAGCAGCCGATACTGGATAGCGCTGACACGTTGTTTTTGTGGGGCACAAATGCGTTTCCCCCGGAAGCAAAGGGCGGTGTGTTGGGATTCTTTGTGGACGATGGACGATTTACCACGGCCTGGACCGAAGCAGCAGATATCCTTAATAAGCTTGCGCGATTTGGATGGGGTGCGGTCTTGCCGCGCAGATTTCTCATTGTGGCGCAATTGGCCGTTGGTGATTCAAATGTATAATCACTATCGGTCACGGTGGTGTGCGCGATTTTGGCAAGAGGCAGGGCTGGATATTATTCCGATCCTGAGATGGTCGGATGCCCGGACATATGAATGGGTATTCACAGGTATTCCGCAACATGCGCCTGTAGTCGCTGTGGAGTGCCGCTCTATTAAGAGTAAAGAAAATCAAGGGTTATATTTAGAGGGAATATGTGAAGGCATCCGGCAGACACAACCCGAAAAATTAGTGATATACGGCGGGGCCGATCATCGAACGTGGTTAGAGCCTCATTTGACGGAGACCGAAGTGGTGTGGTTGGAGTCTTGGACAACGGTGCGCAGACGTGTAAGATTGAGAGCGGATAAATCTGTAAAATGAAGAAGGGAGGTGAGTGCATATGAAGAAACACAAACAGATGCAGATCAAACGTGGAGGCCGCGGGGGCGGATCATCTTTTACTAGCGGCGTGTTGTAAGTCAGTGACAGGGTACGATTTTAGAGTACCCTGTCCGATATAAGGATAATACATGGCGGAACGAGGACGGAAAGGGAAATATACACCTGATCGGATAGGAAAGATTATGGAAGGTCTCAAGTCCGGGATGACTCGACGCGCGGCGGCTGCGTATGCAGGTGTGTCTCAAGATGTCATTTATGACTGGATCAATAAGAAGGCCAATTTTGCCACACAAGTGATGGAAGCCGAGAACATAGCAGAATCACGTTACACTTCCGTCATTGTGAAAGCAGCTTTCGGTCATGATGTGACGGTGGAGAAAACCGTCACACGGCCAAATGGTGATATCATTACAACAGTAGAAACGAAACGCGAATATGACTGGCAGGCTGCTAAGTGGTGGCTGTCTCGTCGGCGTCGGCAGGACTATGGTGACACACTGAATGTGAACCTTGACAGTGAAATTGATAAGGTCTTGCTAGCTTTGCAGAACGAACTTCCCCCTGTTATTGAAGAGGAAGACTCACACACGGTGCATTGATGACGCCTATCATACAAGCGAATACGCTCCGCATTCCCCCTGATTGGCAGAACTGGCCTGATGTAAACAAACGTCAATTTCTGGAAAAGTTGACCAAAGAGCTAGAGCGCCGGACTGGTCGCAAGGCAGCGGATATCCTCCAAGAACAAAAACAAGGTCAGTCTCAAAATATACAAGTGCAGCGGAAAGCCTTTGTTGATCGCTACTACACCCGTCCTGATTTGTTTGCCGAGGAGTGTATTACGTGGCCCGAGGGCAAGAGTGCGACTCCATATCAACTTGACGGTATGCGTGCTCTTGTCGTGCATCACCGTCATGCGTTGCGTGGTCCTCGGGGCCTGGGTAAGACGGCCATAGCTGCAATCATTATTATCTGGTTTTCTCTTACTCGTTCCATTGCCGGGCATGACTGGAAATGCGTATCGACGGCCAACTATTGGCGACAGCTACAGAAGTTCCTCTGGCCTGAAGTCCACAAATGGGTAGGGCGCGTCAAGTGGAATGGCAAAGTCCCGCGTGAACCTTTGCGCCCTACTAGTGAGATGTTGGGTTTGAGTATCCGCTTGCCACATGGCGAGGCGTTTCCTGTCGCTTCGGATGACCCGGAGTCAATGGAAGGCGCGCACGCCGATCAAGTTTTGTATGTCTTTGACGAGTCGAAGATTATCCCCTCTCCTAGTTGGGATAGCGTTGAAGGAGCCTTTGCCAATGCCTGGGGACCTGATGGACGGGAAGCCTACTGGCTCGCAACCTCGATCCCTGGCGATGCTGAAGGCCGGTTTTACGATATCTGCCGTCAAGCTCCAGGCTATGAGGAATGGAATACACAACAGGTGACACAGGCCGAAGTCATTGCCGCTGGGCAGATGTCTGAAGACTGGGCACGCAGCCGCCTCGCTCAATGGGGCGAACAAAATGAGTTGTATCAAAACCATGTCCTGGGAGAATTTGCCGAAACATCTAGTGATTCCCTGATTCCCCTGGCTTGGATTGAAGCGGCTCAACAGCGATGGTCTGCCTACCACGAGTTGTCGGGTGCTGCCCCAATTGTGCAGATCGGCGTGGATGTAGGGCGTGGCGGGGATAAAACCGTGCTTGCCATGCGGACACACCGCACCGTCACTGAATTGATCCGTACACAAATTGCCGATACGATGGACACGGCTGGTCGAGTGACTGCCAAACTCCGGGCCAACTCTCGCGCGACTGCGATGATAGATCTACCTGGCGTCGGGTCGGGTGTGTATGACAGAGTACGGGAGGATTACCCCAAGCAGACGATAGCGTTTGTTCCGAGCGGCAAAACAGACTTCCTGGATCGAACAGGGGAGTTTGGATTTCCTAATAAGCGATGTGCAGCCTTGTGGAATCTCCGCGAGCTGCTTGATCCACAATTCAAAGAAAACGTCGCCCTTCCCCCTGATGAGCTGCTTACAGGGGACCTGACCAATTTCCGGTATCGGTACATTTCAGGCGGCAAGATTCAAGTGGAGTCTAAGCGGACAGCTTTTGATGAAGGAGAACAAACATTGGTGCAGCGGCTTGGCCACTCGCCGGATGACGGGGATGCCGTTGTGATGGCTTTCTGGGAAGAGCCGGATACAACACCAAAAGGCGTGCAGCGCCGACTTGTTTTGGGGTGAGGAAGGGAGAAAAGCTATGGGTCGATACCTGGACATTGCGAAGCAGTTTGAATCCTCACATAACGCTCAAGTCTCAACCTTTTCCGGTTGGCCCTGTCGCCACTGTGGCAACCCGGCCACTCTTGACGATATGAGCAGCTTGCAACGGTTTTTTCTGACGATGAGACGCGAGGCTATCGCCATCACCTCGTCTATTGACACCCTCTCAGAACCACACATTCTTCGCTTCGTGGATGCGTTGCGTTCGTGCCAAGGGAAAGTTGTCGTGACAGGCATGGGCAAGATCGGCTATGTAGGCGCTCGCTTTGCGATGACTCTGGCCTCCACAGGAACACCTGCCTTTTTCCTGCATCCAGGAGAAGCGCAGCATGGAGACCTGGGGATTCTGAGTTCTGGCGACGTGTTGGTGGCGTGTTCCAACTCTGGTAAGACACGCGAGGTCATCGAAACAGTACAACAGGCGCGCATTATGTACTCAGCCGCAGATGTGCCTATTATTGGAGTAGTGGGACCAGAAGAAAGTGATTTGTGTGAGCATGTGGATTTTGCTGTGGTTTACGGGGTGGTGACTGAAGCATGTCCTCTCGGACTGACGCCAACGAGCAGCCTTGCCGTGGTCAGTGCATTGCTTGACGGTATTGCGCTTGCTCTTATGGAACAAGGAGGCATGACTAAGCAGGACTATGCTGTTCGACACCACGGAGGATATTTAGGTGAGCAAGCAAGAAAATAAGGAGACGGTTTTTCCTTGCCCTCATTACGGGTGAAATTTGAGGAGTAGACTATGCCAGTTGATACAACACACACGACGTACAATTCTCTTGCTCCTCAGTGGCAACGTCTACGAGATGCTTTTGCCGGTAAGGACGCGGTGAAAAGCCTGCTGCATAGAGAAACCTATGTTCCTCGCCTGGAAGGACAAGATGGGGAATGGGAAGGAGACTACGACAAGTATATGGGACGTGCGTTGTGGACAGGCTACTCAGCACGGACACTGACGGGCCTAGTGGGCGCGGTTTTTCGGAAAGAGCCGTTGGTTGATTTTCCTGAGCCTTTTGTTCCTTGGCTGAATGACGTTACTCTGACAGGCCAAACCCTTACCGACTTTGCTCGTGGCGCATTCAAGGAGGCGATGGCTATAAACTGGGCAGGCATTCTTGTCGATATGCCGGTTGAGGGGTCTTCTTTTGATGAACGTCGCCCTTATTTGAGTCTGTACCGCGCCGAAGATATCACTAACTGGCGGATTGATCTGCGCGACGGCCGGCCAACACTCACACAAGTTGTGCTACGCGAGAGAATCGAGGAGCCTGCGGCAGACGGGTTTGGAACAGAAGAGATTGAACAATATAGGGTCCTTGAATTATCCCGGCGGATTGTTCCCTCTACAGTTTCTGGCGGTGTTTCCCTTGTCACGGATGTGTATACTCAGCAGCTCTGGCGTATTGAAGAAGACGTAAACGATAATCCAGAGTGGGTTCCTTTTGGTCCGCCCATAATCCCTGATCGTAAGGGAGAGTCGCTGGCTTCTATTCCCTTTTTTCCGATCAGTGCCAACGGCCCTGAATTTCGGTTAGAGCCATCACGTCTCCTAGACTTAGTGGACGTGAATTATGACCATTTCCGACTTGATGCAGACTATAAACACGGCCTACACTTCACTGCCCTCCCGACTGCCTGGGTAGCAGGATTTGCAACGGATGCTGATCTACGGATAGGATCACAGGC